CTAGGACGAAAAGTTGAAGTAGTTTGCGTTAAACAACTGGGCGCAGGTAGCACCCCTCATAATGAGAGCGTCGTCACGTGGTAAAAGAATTGCACCTTCGTACGAGAACAACCCACTGATACGCCGCTGCACCTCTCTTTCATCCATTTCATGGATGCCTTTGCCGGTCACGTATATCTTTTTGCGGGGTGCCTGCTTGGTCACGCTGGCAGTGTTGAGTAGTTCCATGTTCTGAGGGGCAAAACCAAACCCCATGAAGATTAAATTGTCTGAATAGGCGATCCACTTACGGAGGGAAGTTAACGTTGTCTCATCGTGTTCTCGCTCCGTAAATATCTTGAGGTCTTTTGTCATCGCCCATACGTCCTGCTCCTCAAGATCAGCACCGAAAGGCACCGTCCCATTCCCATATCCACGAACGCCACCAGGTAGCTTCCCGAGGGTGCCGTAAGGATGGATGATGTTCATCTCGTAGACGATCTGATGAGCTTCCTTGAACTCCATCCCTGGATACGTCTGCATGATCGCCATGATCAGGTAGAACTCGATGCAGCGATCATAATTGAAGCAAATGACGCTGAAGTTATCGGCGATCTCGTGAGGGTCTGGCACGTCGAGGAGGATCCGGGCAAAGCTATCGATCCATGTTTGACTGAGCGCGGAGAAATCCATCTCGCTCTCCCCCCAATTCATCGCTTGGTAAATGTTGCTGTTTTGCTCAGCACGGGCGATTGAAACCGCAATTAGCATCTTACCGGTCTCGACCAACCCGTCTAATTCGCGGTTATGATCAAGAAATACGTCAATGGAGTTTTTCATGTAAAGGTAGTCGGCAATTGTCTTCAACGAAACCCTGACCGCCTGAGCCTCCGCTGGAGCGAGTTTCTTTCTGATAGCATCAGTGATGACTTCGTCCCGTCGGATCTCTCCGTCCACGACGCGTTCGCCCCATTCGAGGTCCGCTTTGGTTTTGACGCTCGCGAGACTAATTATCTGCTGGCGAAGCTGGGAGCCTACTGGCAAACCAAACTCGGCGCTCGCCCCTGCACCAACCACCAATGCTGTCTTCCGCTGTAGCACCTGCTTCCTCCTCTTGCGAATCGGCAACATTATCCATCAGTGTCGGAAAATCGATGCGGGCTGCCGCTCCAAAACCCCACTTATTTTTGACGAGCGGCAGTCAACTCGAGGAGCGGGTACTAGCTTTGGTTATTGAAGCCCCCGTCCCGAACGGCGGTGGCGCTGCGAAACCTACCTTGTCCGCACCTAGCCGCGGCAGATGATCATCGTCTGTTCTCGTACTGATCAGCCAAACGGTACGCAATCGGTCTGGCTTTGGTACTCCCGGAGCTCACCCATCATATCTACTAGGTCGAAAGGGAAAGCAGCATCTGGCCTTCTCTGCCAGATCGCGTTATGAGGCCGCGAAAACTCAACGCAGCTATAACCTCGGAGCACTATCGGAGAGCTATGAAACGGAATTTGCATCTCACTGACGTCATTTTTGTAGCCATCGTGACTACTGTTGTCGCTTTGGCAGGAGCAAGTCTCTCTGCAGACGTACTGCAGCTAGCGGGCCTCAACTAGAACTGCATGTTCAGCAGCTGTCCCTCGGCCGGTAGACCTACTGCCGCGGCTTGCGAGATCGAGGCGGGCGTGCCGGCCGCGGCATCTGGTTGGCTTTCTCCCGCTCACGCTCCTCTGCCTCATCCAACTCCTCCAGGATGCGATCCAGCTTAGCCTCCGTCGTCGCCTGCTTGCGATCGGCAATGATCGCCAGGCTGTCGGCGATGCGCTTCAGTTCAGCGATGGCCTGGTCAACCTGCAGGCGGTTGCCAAACTCGATGCCCAAGCCGGCAACCACTGTGTCTTTCGTGCCGGGCTTTTCCGGCGGTCTCTTTCCAAAGTAGGCAATAATCCCCGCGAAGATGGCGCCGAGGAGGATTCCGATGTTCGTCAGGATCTCAGCTTTTTCCACCGTCAGTCTTCCTCGCATGGGCATAAATGTAGTCGACAGTCCGCGCGTCTCTCAGGGCGCGGATGAAGTTTGCAAAATCGAGGACAAGAACGCCCGCAGCCAGGATGAACAGGAAGCCTGCCGTATGCCACACTGACAGTGTGATCTGGACCCAGAAGAAGCAGCTGAAGAAGGCGCCCAGGGCTCGCAGGTGCGGACTGCGCCGCCAGGCTCCGTTGATCAGCAAGATCACCAGGCGCAACAACGCAAAGACCCTCATGACGTCCGCCCAGGTGTCTTGTGAGCAGATCAGCAGCAGCAGCTGGTAGGCGCCCGCCTTGCTCGACAGCATCAGCTCCGGATTGGCTATCAGCACATAGCCCAGCGCCATCAGAACCCCTGCAGCCCACCATTCTGAAAGGCGTGGAAAAAACGCATCTGCGAAGTTATCGCGGATGTGGGTGAGGAATACTATCTCTCCTCCAGTGTCTATGTTGACTCTTGAATACGGGTAGAACATTTAGAGAACGCGCATGGCGGCGCCACGAACGACACACAGCAGGATCTGCCGTCATGGACATCACCAAGGAACTGAAGAACGCCATCGCGCACCGTATCGCGTGCATCGAGCGACCCTACATCAACGGCTTTGCAGGAACCGGCAAAAGCCGGAAGCGGGATAGCGGCGACGTCCATTCCATCACTCGCAAGATCACCGGCAGCAGCGTGTTCGAGCCGTTCGCCTTCCGCTGGAACTTTGGCAACGGCGAACCGGCTGGCAGCAGCGACATCTACCTGACCGTCTTCACCGCCCTCTTCGACATCGACGATGACGATGCACGGCGCTGGTCAAGCAAGACGGAAGGAGATCTTGCCCGCTTTGAGGCGGCCGGCGATATCACCAGGGCGCTGATGCGCAAATTCACCGTTACGAAGAAGCGCTTCGTGCCGGGCGTTGCGAGCAGTTCGTCAAGCGGCTTTGGCGACTTCAGCACTTCGCACAGTCTCAGCGGTGGGCGATATGTCCATGATGAGGAGTGACAGGCCGATGCAAGACCATTGCTGCTCCATCTTGCAAGGCGCATAAATCCCACAACGAGGAGAAGACGAGATGAGCACCAAGGGTAAATTGATTGTGCTAGCGGCCTTCGTGAAGAACGACGACGGCGAGCTGGTACCTGCGTTCGATCCGCGCCAGGTGGATTCCGAGGAGCGCGCGCGCCGCGATGCGATCATGCTTGGCGAAAGCTACGCCGGAGTGGTCGCTTGGAGCCGCGATGCAGATCCTGCGATTGGAGAGTATGGCCCGCCCGTGATAATCTACCAACGGGGCGAGATCCCGGACTTCGAATAGAGAAGCAAGAAAGGTCCGCTCCCTGTCGCGAGTCTTTGTTGCTTTTGGCCCCTCTGACGATGCTAGGGAGCGGGGCCAGCCGGCCGATCGTGCAGTGCACATTCCTTTGCGCTGTAGACGCGGCCGGCGCAGAGCCGCACCACGGTCCTGTCGATCCTGCGCTGATCGCCGTCGGTCAGACCGCGGGCGCCGAGCAGGTCAGTTCCGACGACCCGGTGTAGGCCGGAGACATTTGCCGGTCCCGAAGCTCCACACCCGGCCAGCATCACGGCAGGCATCATAATCAAGAGCGCCTTCATCAGCGCGAATTGCGGCTTCATTGTTCTGCCTTTCGTTGTCGTTGCGGGTGTCCTCGCCGCCCTCCCGATAAATCCAGAGGGCGGCGGCGCCGATGACGGCAAGGATGGCCAGCAGGCCTATGATGCGGGGTGTCGAGAACATCACTTGCCCTCGCGGACACGGTGGACGAAATACCAGATGCCGACGGCGACAGCCGCGACCATGGCAGCAGCGAATGCCCATTGCACTGGACCACTGCCGGCCGTGAGTGCAGCACCTGCCGACATCAGCCCGCCAAGCGGTCCCCAGGCTTCCGGTTTCTTGACGATCTCCAGCAATCCGGTGCTCTTCACGTCAGCCTTGGCTTGCGCTTCCGGCGGCGCCGAGATGGGCACGGGCGCGGACGTCTGCACTAGCGGGCTCTGCCGGGCGCTGCCGGCGATGCGGATGGCGTTACCGACAACGCCGGGCTGATCCTTCCATTCCTTCTTCGGATCTTTGCCGGTCACGCGAATGGTCCAGCCGCGGCCATTCGGCCCGAAGCCTTGCGGACCGCCGAGCGACCGTAGGTAGACCATGCGCTCGTCGCAGAAGTCCCGGATCAGCTTCTGGACGCCACCCGGATAGGTCGCGGCAGCCCTGGCCGTGATCTCACCGGCATGGCCGTCCTGGCGGATGCCGAGTACCTTCTGCAACTTCTTGACTGCTGTGGTTGGATGGGAGTTCACGCCGAAGTCAAAGGCTGCGTAGTCGAGGCCGACTGGTAGAAGATCGCCACCGGACTGCGACCAGTAGGAACGCTCGTAGATCTCCGTCGCCTCCTGCAGCGTCAATGCCTTGACCTGCGCGGCAGTCACCGATGCCAGGCCGCGATGGGCTGCGAGCGTTTTGTGCGTGATCCCGAACTTCGTCGGCCCGCCGCTATCGGTCTTGGAATTGGAGTAGCCGCCCTCAGACCCGAACATGAGCTTGAGCGCGACGGGAAGCGTTTCCCGAGCCATGGTGTTCTCCTGGTGATGATGATGAAAAATCAGGACGTGAGGGGTAGCCTCGCGGGGCAGCTAGCTTGCGCCTTATTCCAGCGCTTGCGGCTGATTAAGAAAAAGCTGATACTTCCTGCCGCCCGTTGGAGGATCAGGTCATGGATGACGTGCATATCCTTGAAGCCGAACTGTCTGGAGACGACGAGGCCAGAACGGCACAGAATGTCGCTTGTCTCAGCGAGATCATTAGGCAGCTGCGCGACATGGCAGATCATCTGGCTGATCATGCGACACAGCCTCTCGAAGGTCAGCCGCCAACTCTCCACTGAACCTTCGAGTAGCTGGCATAGCGCTGGGTGGCTAGAGCCGGCTCGCCGCACAGGTGCGCATCGAGGTCTTGGTTGTTCCCCGATATCGTTTGATGTTTGGGCCGCTGTCGCTAATTTAGCTGCGGGGGGATCAATGCCTAACCTAATTCCAGACGAGATCGAGACGCTACGTATGCTTGCTGGTCAGCTGCCGCGACGGCTGAGCTCGAAGCACGTCATCTGCATTCTTGAACTTGCCAGCCTCGCCCTCTGCACATCAGAGGAGCCCTATCGGTTGACCAGCAGAGGCGTGGAGTGTCTGAACAGCATCACCGGCACCATTGATCTCCGGTCGCGTCGATTGGCCTAGACCAGCCATAGTCCCCCGAACGTCTGTGGGGCTCCGTCCGGGGAACACTCAGGGCGAGGCAGGGTTGAGCGCGGGTTAATCAGGCCAAACATTCGCCTACATATCATAAGCCCTGCTTAGGAAGTTAGGTGATAACCCCGAGGTGTCGATGTGCCCTCGTAGTTGAAGGAAGCTGAGCAATGGACATGCAGGCTGATCCGCGCCTCTTGGTAGATGATGACCCCAACACCATTGGTACTGATCAAGAAGAATTGGAGCACTTGAGATTTACCCTTCGCAAGGCTCAAAGAGAGACGAGAGAGCTTAGGAAAGAAAACGGCGACCTCTCCAAGCGGCTGAAGTGGAACCGCCGCAGAGTGAGGCAGCTGGAGGCTGATCTTAAGCGCCGGCAAAACGGCTTCTTCACAAAGGCGAAATCCTTGTTCTCTCGGGTACTAGACCCGGACTGATGGGATAAGCATGGTGGACATAGGACGCCCCGGTTGAGTGGATGTCTTTTTCGGCTATGGTGGGAGATAGGAGGTCACTATGCCCGCTTGCCCTATCTGCCAAAGCCAGACGTTTACCGAATATCGCGGACGGAAGCTCGCTCGCTGCGCAGGGTGCGGCGCCAAGGAGCGTGGCCGGCTGATGGCGCTGGTGCTCAAAAAGCTTCTTCCTGCGATCAATGGCCCGGTTCTGCATCTGGCGCCCGAGGAAGCAATCACGAGGCTCGTCTATGATCTGGTAGGGGATCGGTATGCACCCGCTGACATCATGCCTGAGGTCTATCAGCACCCTCCCGTCCCGGTCATGAAGCTGGATCTGAGCGCTCTGTCATTGGCGGAGCACTACGACAAGTTCGGCGCCATTATCCATTCCCATGTTCTTGAGCACGTACGAGCACCATTGGACAGGATCATCCGAGAATCCAACAAGATGCTGAAGCCGGGCGGGCTGCACATCTTCCAGGTGCCAATTGACAGCAAGTGGTATCGTGAGGACATGGACCCCGATCTGCCGCTTTCGATTAGAGCCAAAGAATTCACTCAGCACGACCACTGCCGCGTGTTCGGCTCACTGGATTTTGATGATCGGGTAACTCGTCATTTCGTTGGCTTCGGCCGGCTAGACCTAGAAGACGTCCTTGATGAGGACGATCTTAGGGATGCCTCAGTGCCAGCCAGCAGCCTGACAAAGCTGACTGGTCACAGTGTGTTCGCCTTCAGAAAGCGCGGGCGTCAGGAAATGCTTACGCTGGTTGAAGCTCTAGATCACGGCCGGCGAGAACTTTCGCCAGAAGCTGGACTGTCGCGTCCGTCTCCATAGTCGTATGCGTTTGCCCGCGATCACCGATGCGGTCATACCTAATATGGAAGATCTCAGGTCTACACTCGTACGGCAATTGATCCAGCTCGGAGAAGAAGTCGTTCCATTGCGTTCGCACGTGTTTCACATCCTGCTTATTCTCAACGAAGACTATCTTCTGTGCCGCCTTCCCAAGCAGTTTTATGCGATCGATCACCCTCAGGCGGTCCGGGTAAATCAACTGGATGTCCGCCGCCTCCATCTCCGGGTAGCAGGCCCGTAGCATCGCATCCCTGGGCCCGGTGTCGTGATATCGAAACAGATCAGTTTGCGGGCTGTCCACCACCACAGCTCGGCTGCCCACCTCAGCACCAGTCATCATTGCCCAGAATCCTCCTGCAGACGCGCCAAAGAGAAGCGCGTCCTGTGGAGGGATGCCAAGTCGATCACAGAAAGCTACGAGAACATCTCGCATAGCTTCCAGCGCGAACTGATCCTTCGTGCCTTGGGACCAGCAGCATCCCAAGTGGGGGTGAAGGGTCAGCGTGGGATCATTAAATACTATCAGCGACGTATCAGACAGCCTTGCGTGCCAAGACCACCTGTAAAAAAGAGGGAGGACAGTGTTTGACCGCACTAAAGACTCTTGTCCGAAAGCTAAAAGCTTCCCTGTCTCCGGGCGTAAAAAAGCGAAGACGGGGATCTGGAAGCCTTTGTGGGAGATCCGGTATACGACCTGACGGCCCGGCCTAAGATCGAGGCTACCAAGGGTCGCTTCGAGTTCTACCGGTTTCCAATCCACAGATCGGTCTAGTCTAAAGTTTCTCTTGGGGCGGCTCATGCTGCGATTTTGTCTACAACCTTGATGCTTGTCGAGCCGGGCACGTTGAATTTCTGCCCCGTCTGCCCCGTAGCAGCGCCACGGATGTAACATTGTTGTTGAGCCCGATCTGCTGCGCCGGCCCACCGGACAGCATCGGTCCCCCCACTGATCGTGAAGTCATCGATGTTGATGCGACGCATGTTCGCAGTAGGAGTTTCGATGTAGATGCCCTCCGCGAGATGGCCCGCTGCGTTCAGATGTCCGATGTTGAGCGTGTTCACGTCACCGCTGTCAGCGGCGTTGTTGTTATACTGCGAGATCCTGAGGGCATTTCGCTGCGCGTTCAAGGAATTGATCAAGCCGATGGTGAGATTAGTCGGCTGCGAAATATACACACCATCATAAGCGCTGTAGGCCGCGTCTTGTTTGCGGACGTTTATCATCCCTATCGTGCTGTCCGCGACGTTCTGGATCATGGCCCCAAAGTCATTGAAAAACAGGGCGTCTCCATCGAACCCGGCATCGAACACGTTGATTTCGCCAATGGTCAGCCCTTTAATGATGTTCGCAATATCGCCAGACCAGATTTTAACTCCGCTCTGTCCTGCCCGGCCTGAAAGGACACTTTTGATCGTGCAGTTCCGCGTCACAGCCTCGCCATTTTTGACGCCGCCGAAGCGGAAGTTGTGTTCTGCTGCGTCGAACAACTCGTATTGCCCGAAGGTGGAGTCGATGGCAGACTCGACTACGAGCCCGTTCGCCCCAGGATCTGGAAGAGCATTTGCAGATCGCCCCTTAGACCGACCTAGCGGATTTGCGAGCCGGATTACATTGCGTATCCACATCCCAGTACGATAATTTTCAATGTCGAACTCGTCGAGCGTCGTATCCATCTGCGGCGCTCCGGGACCGCCGTCTCCCCAAATGAGACCAGCATAGTCGACATTCTTGCAGCGGAACCGTCGCAATCTGTTGCGGTGTCCATAAGCGGCGAAGGCAACGTCCAGGTTGTTCCCGCCGTTGTTCGCGATCTGGTTCTCACATTCAATGGAAACGATATCCCCCGAGTTATCACCAGACAGTCGAGCAAGCCGGCGGAACAGCCCACCGGCGGGAACCTCGAACTGTAAAGCGTCAAACTCCAGGTACGGATTGAGCGTCAGTGCCGGGGAAGAACTGCCACTGAGATTCCCAACCCAATGCAGACGGCCCCCCTCAGTCCGCAGCTTGCAACGCGGAAGTGTTTTTGCAGCACTCCACCGAACGACATCGCCTTTGCGCGCCCGGTAGACCATCCCGACATTCGCTGTGGCATGAGCGATTAGCCGGTCTAGGGCAGCATTGTTTGCGGCCTCCGCGCCTACTGCCCCGGAGACATCGAAACCGAACTCCTTGATGTCCAAAGTATCGCCGAAACGGGCGCGAGCATTGCGAGACGCACTGTCGCCGAAGATCTGGACAGCCGCAAGGTTGAGATCGTCAGCCGTTTGCGCGGCTGTCCTGGTTTCATACCCAGCAAGGTCTGCCTTCTGCCTGAGATAGGTCGAGGCGACTGCGCTCGGCAGTGTGACGCCAGCTGCTGCCGCCAACGCCTGGTCGCGATAGGCCTTCGCCTGCAGCGCGGACGCTTCTGCTGCGGCGACCAGCACCGCACTCGCCTGGTCGCTGACAAGCCGGAAGTTAGCGCCGGACACGACACCCAACACCACCATGCCGGCGACCAGGCCGCCTATGGCAATGTTGTTGCCGCTGTTGCTTTTGATCGTCAGCGCCGGGCCACCGTTGAAGGCGACCGTCACGGGAGATGCCGTTGTCGTCGAGGCGATGTTCATCCAGATCAGCGACGAGCCTGAAACGGGAATTGCCGTGGTCGCCTGAATGGCATTCGCCGTACCGGCTCCAGCGTTGGAGGCGACGATGAAGCTGAACGGTAGATCGCCGCGGCGCGTCCACGAACCAGATCCGGATGCACCGAGCTTGCCATAGATGCCGTTGTTGTCTGCGATCGGATCTCCTAGCACCCAGACCATCGTATTGGGTGCGCGGGCCAGGTCGGCATCGAGCGCGGCCTTGCTGGAGTAGATCAGCCCACCGGAGGAGACGAACAAGGAGACCAGCCGCTCCAGTTCCGTCCCCCACACTTGCGCCTCCTGCATGGATGGAGAGCGTGGGGCGCCGTTCTCATCAACAGGCGCGAAGATGAGCTGAGCCAGCTTGGTGAAGATGCCCATAAGACGTGCCTCGATTTCGGGAGGTTAATTGCCGCCGCCGCTGCTTGGGGGCGTCGTTACTGAATAGAAGAGGTCATTGCCGGGGGTGCCATTGCTGGACAGAGATCGCAGGCGCCAATCAACAGTGCCGCTGGAGAGCCCGCTTGAGCCGGAGCCGCTGTCGGTGAAGTTGACGTTCTGGCCCGGCCGGCATTTTTTGCGATCGCGCTGCAACCACGCGCTACCGTTGATGCGCCGCTCCAGAGTAATGGAGGCGGCACGAAGCTCGCTCGCCTTGACCGTCACATCCAGATTAGCAGTCGTGGCGACAAGGGTGGTGCCGCCGCTCACGAAGTCTGGCTGACCCGGCGCGGTGTTGTTGACGCTGACCGTGGTGTGAAAGAGGGGCGAGAAGTAGCTCCCATTGTCACCATTGAACACGCGCACGCGCGCATCGAGATCCTTCCCCTCGTAGTTGCCAGGCTCCCAGGCTCCGACGCCCCCGTACTCGGTCATGCTCTGCCATGCATCGGGCAGACCATCGGTGTAGCTGCGGAAAGCTGCTTCCGCGATGTCGTAATCTTGGGCGGGAAGACTGAAGCTGATACGCAATTCCCTGGACCCGTCCGGATAGATGACCTGCGTTGCGGCCGTCGGCGCGTTTGGCGTCGTCATGTCGCTTTCATAGCCAAGCTCTGGGATTATATCTGGTGCAGCAGCTTCATCAACTTGGGGGTTCCAAGGTGTGAGTTGCGGCCAGATGACAAACGGGATCTCGATCGATCCGTTTTCATCATCAACCCGCGGCGCCTCCATTCTCACCTTCTCCACGTCGCCCAGATCCGGCTCCGTCAGTTCTGCGTACAGCAGGCCCCAGGCAGCCAGCCCCACCATGTTCGTGGTCATTGTTCCACGATCTGCGCGAGCAAGCGCGAATTTGCGACGCAGGATGCGCTGCGCCTGGCTGGCTGAAGGGCAGAAAGGAAGCTCCAGGTCGAAAAACTTGTCGCCGTACTTATCCACCTCATCCTGCACCTTGGCCCAAGGAACGACACCTTCGAGCGTCAGATCAGCCATCTCGTAGTTGCGCTCTGGCGAATAGTATTTGACGCGAGCGATGTTCGGGCGCTCCACAGCTTCAGGTCCGGATTGCCAGGTGTAGTCGTAGATATCGTCAGGCGTGAAGCTGATCTCCGGTGTGATCTCGTCGTCAATGAACTCGAAGTAGATCAGACCATTTGCATCCAGCCTTTGCTCAAGCCCGGCAGAGTCGAGGAACTGCTTCATGGTCTCGCCGCGTTCACTCTCCCATGCCCACATCCCCCAAAGCCGCGAACGCTTCTCGTTGCCTGTCCGGGTAGCGACAAGAGCGTCAGCCTTATCGGCGGTCTCTCCAATTCTAGCCCAGTTGAAGCGTTCAAAGACAAAGGCAGGGTCACGGCGCAATACATGGGCGCAGATCAAGGGGCTATTATCCGACCAGGCAGTAAGCCCGGTGCGGGGGTCATAGACCTTGGATGCCCGCGCGATCCATTCACTCTCAGGTGCGCCGCTCTGATAGAGGCTGAGATACTTCTCTTCCTTCAGGCCGGGGTTGTAAAAGAGGAGCTGAGACTGCGCGATACCGCGGACACGATGCGCGGATGTCCACAGATCCGGAAAGAGCGCCATCAGGCCCGACCATGCGGTCTCAGAGCCCGTACCGAATTTGTCCCGCCAGTTTGCCCATGATCCACCAGGTCTAGCCCATGGCGGTGAACTGACATCACCATTCGGCTCGACCGTCACTTCGCGCTGGCCCAGATAGTAGGATTCTACGGCGTCAATAGGCCCCTGAAGCCTGCACACGAGGCGCGCCCTCGTGCTCCCGTCAGTGTTGCCAAAGGCTTTCAGGCCGCCGACGCGAACCCGTCCGACCCCCTCAATGGTAGAACTCTCACCCGTCTCGAACGTGCTCTTAACATCAGCGGGTTTGACAGCGCCGCCTTGCCTTTGTTGCCCGAGGAGAGAAGCCCCTACGACAGCAGCTCCAGCGATCCCGTACCCGATGACAGTCGCGAGTGTACCCGCCACCGTGGCAGACACGGCAGTACTGGCGAGGAGAAACCCGTGGATGCCGATGATCAGTGTCTCAATACCGGCATGCGCCGGCACGGCGCCGGCCCAGTAGGCGGCGCTCGTCGTGAGCAGCAATGTGCGAAGCTTCATTTTTGGAAGGTCCAAGCCTTTACAATATTGCGCGGCATCAAGAAGGACACTCCGACCTTGACCCTCCAGACGAAGCGACCATGGTCGAGGAAAATGCCGCTGATCTGGCCCGCAATCCTCGTTTCAACTAATCCCACGTCTCCGAAAGCAGGGGATACCGTGGGCCAGATCGTCTCGTAATGGCCGGCCAAGGCCTCGTCCCAGAGAGCGCAGAGCGAGCCGGCGCGCTTGATCTTGGCTTCCGCCTCCGGCCAACTGTGCCAGTCCGGCTCAATCACCCGAACCCCCGTCGCCTTCTCAACCCATGAGCCACACCAGGGCGAGCAGTCGTCGATGCCGAAGACAGCTTCTTTCTCCTGGACGCTATCGATGTGCTCTTTGAGCTCAGCCTGAAGATCGGTCATGCCTTGATGACCTCCGTCACCTTGACGCCCACGAAGTTCAGACCCTTGTCGCCAGGATAGCGGCGCCCCTGATCGGCCGGTGTCCACTTGCCGCCAAAGGGATAGTTCTGGCTTTGCCACATGGTCTCCACCGTGAATGAAACAGTACGGAGGCCTATGCCCTGGCTTTGCCGCTTTGGTGCCGACAGATAGCCGGGGAACAGCTTCTTCAGGCCACCAGTCCAAACCTCCTGCGTCTCCTGGTCGAAGGCGCACCAGTAGAGGTCAGCAAGCGAACCTTCGATCTGCCGGGCCGTATCTTTGACAGACCGCAGGAAATCCACGTTCACGCCCGATAGAACGACATCAACCTTGGCAGCCTGTCCGAAGCGCGGGTCCTCGACAGCAGACACCGAAACCAGCTGGCGCCCACCAGGGTCTGACACGCCAAACCACTCTTTGCCGCCGACCGTCTTTCGCCCCACGCCGTTGTGAACAAGCCATGTGCCGGTTGGCAGATGCAGCTCCATGAACCATGCGCGAGCAATATGTGGACGGCGCAGAAACGCGCGGTCGGCTTCCGAAAACAAAGCCATCAGCTATTCGCCTCTTGCCACGCCGCCAGCTCCTGGCGATGACGTTCCCGGATCTGCGAAACCGTCACCTGAATTTCAGCCTTCTCATCATCGGCAATGGCGTCATCCCGGCGCTCCGGCTCCGGGAAGAGAGCTGCGTTCAATTCATTGGCATGCAGTCGCGCCAGGTCGCGCCGCTTCATGGCGACGATGTCCTCTAAAGATCTCTCTGCCATGATCAATCCGCGTAATAGTCGCGCACGTCGTAGTCGAAGACTTCCGACAGGATCAGCGTGCTTTCCTGACCGACATCAACCCCGCGCGCTAGGTCGGCGCCGCTTTCGTTATCCAATGTCATCGCCAGAACAGGCGTGAGGGTCGCGAAATCGTCAGCGGTGATCGCCTTGCGAAGGGGTGGCCATATCCGATACTCGCCATGACCGCGAGCTTCAGTGATCATGTATTTCCCGAAGTGAAGCGGGAAGAAACCAATCTCGTCGCCGTAATCCAAGGCGCGTCCCCAGAATGCGGAACCAAGCTTGATCAGCGATGTGTCTCTGGCGGCACTGGCAGCCACCGCCACGTTCGGAGGTGAGACGCCCCAGTTCATGCCGTTTGACCACGGCCGGCCGTTGCTCCAGGCTATGCCGTTTCGCTCCTGCTGATGCGTAAAGTTGGCGCCAGCCTCCTTGAACGTGAACCCGTCCGGTGCAGGCCATGAGACGCGCACTGCATTCGCACCGCCATGCAAGGCCATCACCAGGCCCTCAATGCGTCGATAGAGCCGCCCCTTCGCCGGGGGCAGGACAAACTCATATTTCCAGTAGCCGAAGGCTGAAGCTACGGATTGGAAGCGACCGCCCGTACTTTCCTGCCGACCCGTTGCGCCTTTCGAACGAGGTCCAGCCAAGGGACTCCGGGACCTGATGCCTAAGCCATTTGGCCAGTTTAGCAGTCGAGCCATCAGCCCCTCGTCTTTCGTGCGCTGGAAACACTGTTGCGAGCATCAACCATCTTGCCGAAGTTCTGCTTCATGTCGTCAAGCTGGCGCTGCAGCCGGGAAATGCCGGTCTGATCGGCACCCCGGGCGTCAATATTCGGCGCGAAAACAAGATTGCCACCGCCCCCGCGTTGACCTGGCTTGGTGACGGACACTGTTTCGTTCGGGCTTGCCTTGAAGGCGACAAGCTGGCTATCCACCCCACCCGCGCCGCCCACTTGAAAAGACCCGCCATTGGCAAAGCCGAACAAGCCGCCGAGCAGGCCCGTAAAGATGCCGCCAAGGCCTCCGCCCCCGCCACCCATGCTGCTGCCGATCGACGAAAGAAGGCTGCTAGCCACGCTCTTCAGCGCATCCAGCGCGACATCACGCCAATCCTTCGTTCCCTTGATGGCCTCTGCGATCGAGGAGCCAATGCCTGAGAAGGCGCTTTCCATTCCCTGCCCCAGATTGGATCCGACGCCTTCCAGACCGTTGAAGGTCGTCTTGATGTCATTCGCCGTAGAACCCGCAACTCCTACGACCTGGCCTTGCATGCTGGTCATCCCGTTCCCGAGACCCTGCATAACGTTGACACCGACGTCGTGCATGACACGGGAGGGAGAGTGGATACCAAGCGCACTCTTAACGCTATCGCTGATCGAGGTGCCGATACCCGATACGCCGGCTTTGACAGTCTCCCACTTCGCCTTGATGCCATTCCAGAGCCCGTCGATGATCTGACCGCCGATCTCGATCATCTGGCCTGGGATTGCTGTGAAGGCGCTGACGATGTCATTCGCCATCTGCTTCACGACCTGTATCAATTCGAGCACTTTTGCAGTGAAGCCGGGGATGATCGTGTCGGCTATCGAACCGAAAGTCTGCCAGAAGTTATTCACGAGAGCGAGCGACGTCGTCCAGGCTCCGGTAAAATCGCCCGTCAACACCTGGACGACTCCCGCAGCCATGAGCCGAGCGCTTTCAACAATGCCGGCAAGGCTCACCTTCATGACGGCAATCGTTGTTTCGACGGCAGCTGCCACCGTCGGAAAGGATGCGCGCACCAGATCCCAGTTTGTATAAAGCGCGACTGCGGCGGCAGCGAGTGCAGCCACTCCCGCAACCGCTGCTGCGACGGGCACACCTACAGCAGCAACTGCCGTCACGAAGAGACCAACGGCGATGACCAGCGGTCCCAGGGCGGCGGCTGCCACCGCAACTACCGTTCCCCACTTCAGGAATTCCGGGTTCGTCTGCGACAGTCCGGCGACCACGCTGGCCAAGCTGCTGATCAAAGACGTCGCGAACGCCAGGAGCCCGCTGTTGGCAATGTTGATGGAGAGGGTTTCTATAGCGCCGGATAGCTTCTCCATTTCGCCGTTGAAGCCCTTCATGCGAGCCGCAGACTGTTCATTGGCGGCACCTGCCCGGGAGACCGTCTCCGTCATCTTGTCGATACCGGCAGCACCCTGATCCGCCAGCGCAATGGCTGTTCGCATTGCATCGGTGCCGAAGATTTCATGCACCGCGTCGTTCTTGGCCTCGTCGCTCAGCCCGGCGAGGCTGGTCTTCAGCTCCTCAGCGATTGCCGCCATGGATTTCATCGAGCCGTCTGTGTTGAAGAACTCGAGCCCAAGTTCTTTCATGGCATTCTCAGCAGCAGCGCTCTTCGGCACGAGCGTCGTCAAGAACGTCTTGAACGATGTGCCAGCGTCAGAGCCGCTGTTGAACACGGACGAGGTCGCGGCGATCGCTGCGTTGAACTCTTCGAGGCTGACACCGAGGGAACCGGCCACACCCCCGGCTTGACCCAGGGCATCCTTGTAGTCCTGAAAGCCGAACTGCGAGGCGAGCGTGACGTTGGTAATGCCATCCACGACCTTGCCAAGATCCTTCACCTCTATCTTGAACTGAGACATGACGTTGGTGGCCACGTCCGCAGCGGTCGAGAGGTCCCCGCCCGTTGCCTCCGACAGCTTGATCGACGCAGCGGCTGCACCGTTCAGAATGTCTTCCGCGGAGACGCCGTTTTTGGCGAGCATCTCCATCGAGTCCGCGGCTTCTGAGGCTGACTTCGAGGTATTTGCCCCAAGGTCCAGTGCCATCTTCTGCATCTGCTCGAACTGCTGTGAAGAGGCATTTGTCGCGGCCTGCACGCGGTTCATAGAAGCTTCGAAGTCGCCGGCCGTCTTGATCGTGAGCGTCCCCACAGCAGCGAGCGGAGCCGTAATAAACGCTGACATGCTCTTGCCGGCCGACTGCATCGACTTGCCGATGCCACTAAGGCTGGACTGGGCCTTCTTAAGTCCGTTTTGGAATTCGGCGCTGTCAATGCCGAGGTTTACGCGAAGGGCGCCGATAACCGCTGATGCCATCTACTTCTTCCTGTGTCGCGAGGACAGCCAACTGCGGGTCACAGCCTCAATCTGCTCGGCTGTCATCGTCTTGCCTCCGGGCGCCTTCTTGCTGCTCAGCATGGTTTCCAGCTTCGGCATCTTCTTCGTGCGGGCGAGGGCCTCGATATGCCAGGCGAGAGACATTCTCTCGTCCCGCTCCCTGGTTCGCTGATCTGTGAGGCCCTTTAGGATGACGCCGATTTCGCGAAGCGTGAGCCGCCAAAACAGCTCGTAGGCCTGTCCTGCTTCTACCCATGCGCTGATAAGCGACGGCCAGCCTATGCGGCCGCCGTCGCCTTCCGAGGGCGCGAGCCGCCTTCCTTCTTGGGGAAAGCGAGCTGGAAGGCCTCGCCGATCAACTCGCCGACGCGCTGTACGCCGATCTCATCAATCAGGTCGTTGCAATCTCGAAGGGTAGTTCCTTCATGGCGATGCTGGAGAGCTCCCCAGAAAACCGCCCGCATCAGGGTCAGGCTGGCCGTCTTCTCGCTGCCGAGCGCCTGTCCGACTTCCGCGATGCTTTTGCCGGTTTCCGCCTCGATCTCGCACATGGCGCCCGTGCCGATTTTTATGGTCCAGGTCTTGCCAGCGGCATCGAAGCTGACCTCGCCTCGCTCCTTGTTCGCCATTACGCGGCAACTCCCCAGGTTTCTTCACCCGAGACGGCGACCGTGACCGTCGCTGTCATGCGATCGTCGACAGGAATTTCCTTCTCATAGCCCGTGATCGCCGCGTCGAACGCCACAGTCACGCCGTTCGGGAACGTGATGCGGTGCTGGACGGTCTCGCCAGAAGCCATCAGGGAGCGAAGCAGTTCGTCTGTGTCGCTTCCTGGAACCCAGTTGATTTCGAAAGAGGCCTCACCGTTATCGATCAGCCCGGCAATGTACTCCCGCCGGCGGCCAGGGCTCAGCATATGTGTGGCGTCAATACGATCTGCGGACGCAGCGCCTGGAGTAACGCTGGTGACCTCCGCGATCGGAACGAAAGCGGGAATGGGAAGGGTGGTATCCCAGACTTCATACTGGGTGCCGTAGCCGATGCGAGCTTCCGTCATTGTCTTATTCTCCGTGTAGAACAGTGATGTCGATTGAAGTGCGGAACAGGCTACTCACCTCACCCGCGTCCGCGGCAGGAAGGTTTCTTTCGCTCTCGACGAAAATGCCTTGGATGACCCCGCCAGCGTATCCGGAGACCAGAGCCTTCACTGATCGAGCGACAGCGGTCACGTCAGAATATCGGTCGGCGTAGCAGTCGATTTGGACGCGGCTTGATACGAAGCCGGAGGGCCCCTGCATGTGGTAATTCTCTTCGCCACCAACGCGGTTCAGCACGACGTATGGCCTCGATACCTTCTGCGGCGCGCGGACCCAATAGCGTTGCCCGCTAGCCACTGGAGCCAGCAGATCAGTCAAAGCCTGCTCCATCACTTGACCCGCGCTGCTCTGTCCGCCACCCGCTGCGCAGACTTTTCAATCTCGCCCCACAGCAAAACGCTGATCCGCTCCAGCGCGGCATCCTTGGTCGAATCCCAGGCTGGTCGCATGAAAGGCTGCGGGCCATGGCGCTCGTTACCGAATTCCTGCTGGACACCCGCAGGGTTATTGGTGCCGACAAACATCTCCTGAAAAGCTTGACCGCCTCGCTCTCTGTGAAGCGAGCGCTGGCGTCGGCTCAGCTTGGTGGAAACGTCGATGCTCTCGTAGAGATAATGCTCGTCGACCGGAGCTCTGCTGCGAGCCGCACTGGCAATCAGTTCGCCGCCTTCTTTCAGAACCCGGCGCAAAGCCGCTTTTGCGGTGGACTTCGGCAACTGGCCAAGAGCCCGATCCAGCTCCTTGAGGCCGTCGATTTTAACAGTGATTTTTGCCATCAGTCGGCATCCCTTGATGCAGTGATCTCAAGAAAGCGGTGGCGGCCCTCGTCGGCTTCCTTCACGCCCTTGATGTCCCAGACCTTGCCGTCGTGGATGATCCGGTCCACGGGCGTGACTGTGCGTGCGATCTCGCTTGAGCGAATGGTGAACCGGGACACGATGAATGATCCGGTCTGGCCGGCTGCCATGAATTCGATCTTCTGGCTATCGGATGCATCGCGACGGCGCGCCCAGACCGTAGTCAGATCAGCCCACGTCTCTACCGGTTCGTTGAGCGGCCCGTTCGCTGACGTCGAGCGCTGGATGGTGATGCGCCTGTCGAGGTTGCCTGGTGAAACAGCCATATCAACGATAGACCCTGTAGGGCTGCAGCAGCATGCGGGGACCGATGGGAAGCTCGTCGAATGACGATCCTACCGAAACCGGCGACCGCGACTCGTACCATTCCGAGACGATCATCATGACAGCGACCTTGATCGCCGCTGGAGGTGTGTTGACCCACTTCGGAGGCGTAGCGTCGTCGAGCACGCCATAGCCGGCACGGTATCGTATCCGCACGTCGCCAGGACGCCCTTCCACCGTTGGAAGGTCGAAGTCGTCGGAGAGACCGTGGACGTCGATCAGGTGTTCAGCACCATCAGCGTCAAGGTAGACGACCGAGACAAGCTCAATGATGGGTCCGTAAGGGAGATCGGCCATCGAACATGGCCAATCGCTCAGTTGCAATTCCAGCACCTGAACACCAATCGTTCGTCCGAGCCAACCGGTCGGCCCATCGATCCAGCCGGTTGCAGCTTCGATGAGTGTTTCGACATAAGTCTTTTCGGACTCCTCCTCGATCTTGCCGTGGGTTCTCATCTCGTCCCACGACACGATCGGCTTGGGGGCCTCAACGACCCGGACATGACGGTCCATGATCAGCCCTTACTTCTTCGAGGCGCCGACCTGGTCGACAGCAGCCTTTGCAGCTTCGTCTTTCACTGCAGCGATCTGAGCAGCCGCATCGGCTTTCACCTGGGCAAGCTCGTCGGCATGCGCCCTCTTGGCCGCTTCGAGTGCTTCCTTTGCTCCCTGGGCTTGCGCATTGGCAGCGTCCACCTGGTCCTGCGCCGTCTTTCGTGCGGTCGCGACTGCAGCGTCGGCAGACTGACGGATCTTCTCCGCTTCCTCTGCGGTGATCGTGGCCGGCTTGGCGGACCTGAGGGATGCCGCCTTGGCGCCCAGGACTCCGGCGTTCTTTCGAACCTCAGCCGTCCTCGCGTCCTCTGCCGTCGCCTGCCGAAAGGCACCGGAAGCGATCAATTTGTCAGCATGGCCTCTCTGGACGTCCTTCAGGATCTGCCCCCTGACGACGCGACCGAAGTCGCCGAAGCTGCCACGCGTTGCAATTATATCCATGGTTTTCTCTCCTTCGGTTCATAGAGCGGGCAGCCGGAACTGCCCGCCTTGATGAGCCGAAGCGATCAGGCAGCTTCAGGAACTGCCGCGATGGCAGCGGTGAAGTCGCCGGTCACCAGAGCCTTCGGGCGCTTGACGGCGAGCGCCAGGCGCTTTTCGGCACGAACGGTCAGCATGTTCTTGATGAAGTTGTCGCGATCTTCCGAGGAGATCAGGACTTCGGTGTCCATGCGATCCCAGACCTTTGCCGCCATGCGGAAGGCGCCAGTCAGGAACTCGTCGACGTCCATCGCCTGGGTAGCGATGACAGGACGACCCCAGAGCTGCGGGCCGGCCATCTGGATGACGTTGGCGAAGATGTAGCGATTTTCGCCATCCTTGGTCAGCTCGATATCAGCCCAGTCGATCGGGTTGATCACGATGCCATCGGCCGGGTATTCCGCCAGCGATGCCTGCAGCAGCGCCAGACGAAGGATGTCGATCTTCGTCGGAGCGATGACGGTCAGGCCCTGGTCCGCATAAGCGGTCGCCTGGGGCACCAGGCCATGAAGGTGCTGACCAGTGCCGTCACCTTTCAGGATCTCGGTTTCTTCGGCAAGGTCCAGGCCGTAGCGCAGTTCGCCGTCGATCTCGCTCTGCAGCTGCGGGATATCGTCCATCGCTTGGCGCGATACCGGCACCCAGTGGGCGATGGTGCGCACCGGAGCGTCATCAAGTTCCCAGGTGTAGTTGGATTCCGGCTTCTGCGCCGCCTCCGCGACGACAGCGGCGGCGTTGGTGCGGGCCAGCTGACGGGCATACTCGATCGAGTTCGAGGTGGTCCGTCCGACCTGCAAGAGCTGACGGATCGTCATCTGCCGGCGCGGGATGCCGACAACTTCCGTATCCCGCTGCGGGCTGATCAGACTGCCGGCCGAGCCGGTGGCAGAGGTGATCGCGTTCTGGACAACGATGCGCACGGCACCCTTGGCGCCGCTGCGTTCGAAGAAGTTCTTCACCTCGTCGGACTCGGTCACCATCTGACCGAGCGACTTCGGCTCATCGCCGCCGCCACCGCTGCGGCGGGATGCCATCTTCTGCTCGATGTCGGTGCTTCGGGTTTCGAGCGCTTCCAGCTTTTCGGACAGCTTGTCCTGGGCAGCCGAGAGCTTGCCCTGCGCCATCAGAAGCTCGTCGGCCTTCTGCTTGACGTCTGCCGAGATGGCGCCGGAGTCCTTCGACTGCTTCAGGGCATCTTCGGCTGTGCGCTTCACGTCGTCGCCGACGCGCTGCAGTTCCTGGCGCACTTCACCCAGCAGCTTTTCAATACCCTGCGCGTCATTGCGCACCGAGCCGATAAGGCCAACCGGCCGGTTCAGCAGGAGGGCGGGAATGGAAACCGAAGGCATGGCGTGCTTGCGCATGTCGGCCAGGACGCCGGAGGGAGCGCCGACCATGGCGATCATCGCCATGCCGACAGCCGGGTGCGGGAGCGCCGCAACAGCGTGCGACGCGTCGATGAAGGGGAAGACGAGAAAGGTCAGCGCAAGGGCAGCGAGCACCATTACGCCGCAAAGGGTGCGGAGTTTCATAGTAGACCTCGTGAGGGGTGGAACGCTTATGCGTTCGATTTGATGGACCGGATTTCGGAGAGGAGGTTCGACACCTCCGCAAGCACGGCCGCATCGCGCAGGCCGGTTGCAGCCGCATCTCGCTGGCTGCCTTTCACCGCCATGACGAGGTCAGTCCGTTCTTTCCGACTGACGCCCGCCTTGGCGAGATAGTGTTCGATTTTGCGGATCGCATTCTGCGGCCGCGCATCGGAGGAATTCTTCGTGCCGCTGTCGATCTCGTCGGCAGCAAGCAGGCTATCGGCAAAGCCCTTCTCGACAGCATCCGCGCCGCCGATCCAGGTCTCGCGATCAAGCATGCGGCCAATTTCCTTGGCCTCAATGCCAGAGCGTGCCGAGTAGATGTCGACAGCGGCGAGATCGAAAGGCTCAAGCCAGTCGGCAACATCCCGCATCGCGTGCCGATCGCCAGCAGCAACGACCCAGGTATTGTGGATCATCAGAAACCCAGCACGGGCGATCTGCACTTCATCAGCCGCCATGGCTATTACCGAGGCAGCGGAGGCCGCAATACCGACCACCCTGGCCGTGACCTTTGCCGGATGCTCGCGAAGCAGGTTGTAGATGGCGAGCCCTTCGAAGTAATCGCCACCGGGCGAGTTGATCGTGACGACAACATCCTTGTTGCCGATCGCGCGCAGAGCGCCGGCGACCCGCTTGGCCGTCACACCTTCGCCGAACCAGTCCGCCCCGATCGGATCGAGCACAGAGATCGTGTTCTCGGCGTCATCCTTGGTGGCAGCGCGGACATCAGCGTTCCACCGATCGAGTGCCGATGGAGCGAGTTCTGACCGGAGACCAGGGCGAGCGCTGACCTTGGCGGCCGGGAGGTCACGGATCGTCATGGGTTTGCCCTTCGTTCATGTTGATGCCGAGGAACGCCCGCATGGCAGCACGCGCGGCGGTGTTTTCGTTGGCGGCTCCAAGCTGCCGAAGCGGCGCCAGATTGGTCTGCGCCGTCAGTTCATCGCCGCCGTCGACGCGCGGCAGGTTCAGCTTTGCGCGGCCCTCGTTGCGGGTCATCAGTCCGTTCTGCGTCATGGTCGACAGGAAGGCAGCCTTGGACTTGCTGTCCATCTGCAGCAGCGCTTCCCGGTTGAACTCGGCATAGCGGCGGCGATTGCCGGTCGGGCGGATCAGCTGCTTCTTGATCCGCGCCTCGATGCGGTCGCAGAAAGGATCAATCCCAAGCGTCAGCCAGGCCAGCAGGATCTGCTCAACGCCGGAGCCCCACATGGTCTGGCCCTGCGCCGCATGGCCGATGATGACAGGCGGGACACCCCACCATCTGCAGATTTCCTCGACGCTGAAGCGCTTGTTTTCCAGCATCTGCGCATCGACCGGTGACAGCGCCAGGCGGTCGTATTTGAGACCGGCCTCAAGCACCATCAACTTGCCGGCATTGCGGGAGCCCACGAACCGCTCCATGATTTTCTGAAGCTGCTCGCGCTGGTCCTTATCGAGGGTCTTGTCCGAGGACAGAACGCCGCTCGCCTGCAGGCCATTGCCGTAGAGCTTGCCCGCCGCCTCGTCGATCGCGATCGCTGCGCCAAAAGATTGCGCCCCGAACTGGATCGGTGACAGACCAACGTCGCCACCGAACCCGAAGCCGCGAAGGTGGAAGATCTTCTCCCGCGGCAGTACCTCATGCTTGCCGCGATCGCTGAAAGCGTACTTCAGGATGCCGTCAGCGTCCCGGAAGGGGAAGCAGTGGGTGCTGGGCATCGGCTGCAGCGCGACCAGGCGCCGGCCATTCTCCACCTTCTCCGCATAAGCGTTCCCGGTGGCAGCCATCCAAGCAACCTGAGTTTCCCAGAACTCAAGAGCCGTCTGATCTTCGTTCGGGCTATCGCAGATGACCTCTGCGACGTCGTCGTCTTCAACTCTTACACGGTCGTCATTGCCACGCCGCTCGTACATCGCGAGCGGCAGGCAGGAGACAGCCTGTGCCGTCAACCGGATGCATGCCCACGCCGTCGAGAGTTGCAGAACGGAGTGAAGATGGACGCTCTTGCCGGCATGGTTGCCGGTCCCGTACGCCGACGCCCAGCCCGCTCCATCCTTCAGCTCTAGACGCTGGTTTTTTGCCACCGCCTGTTCCTGTGTCATGTTCGCAGGCGCGCTGGACTGGCGAGTGCGCTTCTTTGTGCGACTGGTCATCAAGCGCCTACCATGATCGGGTTCGAAAGGAAGTCGTCAAGGCTTTCGGCTTTGAACGCACTCGGGTTGTAGCTCATCATCTCGGCGGCATTGAATGCGGCCATGAGCGGGTCAATCTTCGCGCTGCCCGTGCGCTTGTATAGGTAAACGTTGTTGCCCCTCGCCTCAGCGATGACGTTGCCGACGCACCAGTTCAGAAGGGGCGAGCCGCAGTGTCTGAGCGTTCCATCGGCGAGTTTCCTCTCCACTCCGAAGATCGAGGAAGAAAGCTTGTAACCTTGACTTACTGCCTGAGTGCAAGGCGACCCAACCTCGTATAACGCCAGCTCTTCGAGCAGCGCCGGGACGCCGGCAGGATCGAGCCCGATACCTCCCTTTTCCGGAAGCAGCCCTGCGTTCCTCAGGTCAACGATAATGGCGGCAGCCTCTTCCGCATCCTGCGTAACCCTTTCGCAGATGACCAGGTCACCGTCTTTTTCGAACCCGCGCAGTGCCTCGCTGATCTCTTTGTGGCGCGTAAGAAGGATCGGTTGCGCCCAGGCTCTCGCCCAGAGCATCCACTTTCGGGTGACCTTGTGTCGGCCAAGGATAGCAAGGCCCCAGAGGTCATCCAGGCCGCCGACATCTCCACCAGCCACGACGACATCGCTATTGGCCTTGATGTACTCGTAGGTGATCTGGGGATCGGCGGCGCTTTCCCAGTAGTCGGAGCCGATCCAGCGGTCGGAATGCATTGCCAGACCGATCTGGATATTCAGATGCTGGGATGCCCACTCTCTGGCCGGACCTTCACCCTTGTCCTGGGCAGTGCGCCATTCCGACTTGAGCCGATCCACCGTGATGGATCTTCCGAGGTTCGGGAGCACCAAGGGCCAGTTCACTGGATCTCGCCAGGGCTTCTCCGGGTCGATCTGCATGCTTTCCGGAAACTCGTAGAGGATGGGAAGCATTCGCACCCCCTCCGAAATCCGGCCGTCCCTTACCCCGCGAGCATACTGCAGCTCATCTTTGAAGACGCCAAACGGCGGCACTTCGGACTGCGTGGTGATGATGATGAGGAGGCTTTCCTCGTTAGTGATCATACCCCCACGGATCTGACCGATGACGCGGCTGGCAAAACTTGCGTGCGCCATCACGTGCAGCTCGTCGAGGATGGCGAAAGCAGGAATGGAGCCGGTAACAACCTTAGGATCAAAGCTCTTGATCTTCAGCTTGGCATTCATTCGAACGCCAGTCTCGGGATCAACGTGCTCGTCGATGATCGTTTTCTTATGCTCGACGACACGGAACCGGCGGTTCAGATACTCGTCGGCCCGGATCATTGCCACGGCCTGCTCAAAGCACTTCTCAGCTACCTCCTGCGTCGGTCCGACGATCATGCCGTCGATGTTCGGCCGGGTATTCATCATCAGCGCGATCAGGCCCAGCGCTGCCGCGTTGGTCGTTTTTCCGTTTTTCTTCGGCACCAGGTTGAAGATCTCGCCGACAAAGCGCTTGCCCGTCTTTGGGTCAACCGAACCGAAAGCTACGCGAACGATATCGCGCATCCATTCTCCTGCTGCCTGCCCCATCGTGGGCATTCCCCGGATGTCCGGTATGCGCAGCTTGTTGAAAAGGGCGACCGCGCATTCGGCACGGACTTCGTCGAGCGGCAGGTCAGAGATTGGCGTTTTCCCGGCCTGCAGTTTTTCGAACCAGTCAGGGCAGGAGAATGCGATGTCATCCATCAGTGCTTGCGACCCATTTTTGCGAAGATGTCGCCGTAGTCATCCGGGATGCTCTGCGCGTCCTGAAGCCGCTGTTCCTTTTTGCCCAGCGGCGCGGCCTTTTCCTCAGCGTCGTCATCGTCTTCTTCCGCGGCAGGCTTATTGCGCGGCGCCATCGGTCCGGCCTCTGCCAGCCGTTCGCGAAGCTGGCGGATCGAAGGCGTGTGTCCTTCCCGGACTTTCTTGAACAGGACATCGAGCATAAGGCCGTCGACAAAGATCGCTCCGTTTTCCAGCTCACGGGAAAAATGTTTGCGAAGCGTCTTCTCATCGATGCCCATATCTTCCGCGATCCGCTTATGCGTCCATCCAGCAGCGACACGGACCATCACAAAGTCCTGATTATCTTTGTCTTTTCGAAACGAAGGACGGCCGCGCCGATCTCTGATCGGCTGGACCTTGTTGCCGAACATGTCGAAGACTTCATCGTCGCTGGAATTTTCGTCTGACACGGGAAATAAAATCTCTGACAGGGGGGGACGCGGGTGCGGGAGGCTGAGGGCTTCCAGACTTTCGACCCCCCCTCCCGGGTCGATGGGTCGTGACATTTCGGTCACAGGGTCAGGCCTCGGTCGGCACCTCGCCGACTTCGACCATGACAGGAGGGTGGCTGACCCCGAGGATGCGGAGGTGCACCGATGCACCGGCATTGAGGCGGGCCAGCTCGTCGGGTGTCGGCGTCCACGCTGTCACCATTGCCGGTGTGCCTTCGCCGCCGACCGTGCAGTTGATCAGCTCATCCCGGAGAGGCAGACCAAGGTAGCCTTGGCTCTTGCCGATGATGCGGGTCGCGCCTTCGATCATGGCTATCTGCATCTCATCACCAGCCGGGTTGCTCCCGCTCCTGCTTCTGCTTCTCGCTGTCGTGGTAAGCCTTGGTCACGGTCTGCAGGTTGTTGATGTCCCAGAACAGACGCTCATCCCAATGATGCGGTTTGATGTGGTCGACCACAGGACTGTTGGGTGCCGGATGCTTGCCGGTGCAGATCGTACCCGTTTGCTTGCAGGTCCAGTCATCACGCTTCAATACGTCGAGGCGAAGCTGCTTCCACCGTTGGCTGTGATACCACTTGCGGTTTGGCGTGTTCTTCTCTCGCTCCCGAAGCCTCGCCTTCTCATCACCGGATGCATGACCGAGACGAGGAGCCAAGGCGGTCAGCCTGGGCTTAAGTGTGGTGAGACGTGGGGCCATACTTCTAGATGCGCGAAAGGCGACCTTTCGGTCGCCTCATCATCTCGCTGGTCATAGCTTTCGCACTGGCCCTGAATCGGTGGCTCTATCGTGAGCCGGTCAGGGCTGGGGCTAGGTGCATTGGTCCCTGAGGCAGTTGCCTACTCTTCCCACCATCAAGCAGTGAGGATCAGAGGGGATGCTGTCTAACTCGTCCAGTGACAGATGACTCTCACAGCTTCTTCAGGAACGCAAGTGGCATGCTTTCAATTTCGAAAACCTGTCCGTCCACGTTGATCGCGACTCTTGCCTTGGCCTGCTTGCACCATTTGACTTGGAGGATCAGGCAGGTGAAGCCAGCGAACGCGCTGTCTTTGATCTCGGCTCGATCGCCTTCGATAAAGCTTTTATCCGTAGCAATGAACGGAACATTCTCATTTGCTATCTTCTTGAAGAGATTGATTACTTCGTCACGAATAGGAAGCGGTACCCCTGTTACGCCACCCATGATGCGGACTACGAACTTTTGCCGTCTGAGGCCCTCGAATGCCCGATCAGATGGCACGCACCGAACCATGAGGTAGCCAGGAAACATCGAGATCTCCTGTTCAAGCTTCTGCCCACGGCGAACGATCATCACCTTTTGCCGCGCCAGGAAGACTTCGACACCAGCCTCCTTCAATATGTTTTCCACAGAGAGCTCATGACGCGGCTCGACCTGTAAGCAGTACCAACGGGCCAGGTGCGGGTGATTCTCGATCACGCTCATAGTCGCTTCCTTCAGGTTCTTCGCTGCGATTCGGCGCATGCGGTCTTCAAATCTTTCCCGTACCGGAGTTGCGATCGGCGTTCCGGTCATCTTGTTATGCTGCATCATCGTCCCGCCTCTCGATCAGATGTCTCTGGAATTGCCTCAGTGCCTGCGCCACCGCCTCGTCAGGATCCTCGATCCCTTCCCGCAAAGCCGGGAACTGCACGAAGGCCAGCCCTTTCGGCTCCGGTATCCATGGCCAGCCACGCTCATGATGCAGCTGCTTCCATGCCTCCCAGATCGTGCTGCCCACCTCGACCTTGTCAAAGCACTGGGAGATGGCGACGATATTCGACGGCACTGCCACTGGCTTTCGGTTGACCGCCGCTTCGTGCAGCCTGATCGCTTCCGGCCAGCCTTTCTGCATGCGTTTGTCGCGCCAGATCATCGCCTCCTTCTCAGGGCTTTTCGCGATCACCAGCTCTTCGTAGCGGTCAAGCGTGAGAGGCAGAGGGTGCTTGGAAAGCTCTGCAAGCCTCAGGGCGCTCCAGGGACGAGAGTAGGCGTTGAACGTTGCCGGTCCCGCCGAGGTCGCAGCCGGCTTGTCGTTCAGCCGCTCCCACGCCCGCTCTGACAGGTAGGTGGCAGAAGCCTTTACGAACTTGCGCCCGCTCGCCTTAGCTGCTGCCAGGTAGTCTGGCGTCCGTTCTTCGCAAGTCCTGCGTTGTTCTTCCGTCAGATCCTGCCAGGCGCGCCTTGTTGCCTGCTCATTGTCCACGGTATAGCTCGGCCACGTCGACCACCACTTGCGGAACCGTCGCTCCACCGCCTTGGGATTTTCTTCCCCTTCATCGTCAACGCTCGCGCTCTCTCTCTCTTCTCGTTTAACAGGAGGCGTTAAGGTAGAGGCGTTAATAGGTGCCGATCCTAGACCGGCAGGGGGTGCCTGCTCTGGGTAGGCAGGGGGTGCCGGTATAACGGCAGGGGTATCGCCGTTTTCAGCAGCGTCCATAGGACCAAATTCCTCTTCATCGGCCGCATCCCATGCAGCCAGCGCAGAGCTTTGAACCTTTGAATCGTAGATCACACGGTACCAATGGGCGCTGTCACGCCCGCTGACACTCTCGACGGCGCGGCGTTCGACTGCGCCCACCTCGACGAGCCTATTGATGGAGGCTTGCACCGTTGAGCGCGAGCAGTTCAGCGCGTCGGCGAGCTTGACCTGGCTGCGCCGACACCAGCCGTGACGCGTGTTCGCGTTCTGACCGAGCATGCACAGCACGGCCAAATCCTTGTTGCCCTTCAGACGAGGGTCTTGAATGACCCAGGCGGGGATGATGGAGAGACGCGGTCCGTCCATGGTCAGGCCCTCCAGCTTTCTGAGTTGAGCATCGTCAGCAGGCTCATGTTGCGCCGCATTCCAAAGGTGAATGGCACGTCGCCGCGAACCGATCGGCGCGCAGCCAGGAAGTCGGTCTCATCACGGAAGTAGATCAGCCCAGCATCGAACCCGCTGTCGTGCAGCACGCTTTCGATGACCTGAGGCTGCGTGGGCGCAAAGAAGGCGTAGGGTGCACTGGCAAGCCACTGCGCCCGTTCCTCGTCCGTCTTCATTCGTCTGAAGGTCTCGACAGCACCGAGGAAGCTCATGGCTGCCTCCGTCTGAAGCCGGTCGGCCGCAGCTCGGCACGCTCCAGGAAGTGCTGGAAGCGGTTCTCCAGCGCTCGCTTGGCGCGGACATAGTCAGACTCGACGCCCTCAGTCGGCTCGTCGCGGCCATTGAGCCACAGCCGCCACCGCGCGCGGCCGCGCGCATCTATCTGGCTGAAGACAGCCCCTACAGGGACGTCGCCGCACACGTAAACATCGCGAGCACCATCGGCTTGCCACTTCATGCCGCCACCTCCCGCTCGACCGCGGTGGTGATCAAAGCATGCAGGTATCCTCCGGGCTGATACGCCCGGTCGCCACCCCGCCCATTGCGGATCGACTCGTCTGATCTCGGCTGCTTCGGTCCTGAGGACAGACCAAAGGGCGGATTGTGAAGCTTGAGCTTCTTTCGTCCGCCTTCAGTCAGTTCCTCCAGGCAAGCTCGCTCCATGAATGTCTTCATGTCCGAACCTGCGGCTTCGGTCACCGCTTGCTCATCTCCGAACAGCCGGATGCCCAGCGACCGGTACCCCGTCTCCGAGATGAAAGGCCTGTCGAGGTCGACGACATGCGCGCCAAACCCGAGACCGAAGAGCCCGCCGCAGTGCAAGTCTATCCGGCAACCTTCGACCTCGATCAAAAAGCGACCCGCCTGTCCGAGAAGAGGAACGGCCCCATCCGCTGCTGCCGTCACTCCCGCCAGCCACTTGCTTGCGTCGTATAGGCAAGAGAACCGACCGGAACCTTTGGGTGGTCCACCTCCCCTGCTCCAATCGAAGCCGGCCTCGAGTCCAAAGATGTGCTCGCAGATCGCATCGAGGTGATCGTAAGCCAGGCGCATCCCGGCAAAATCGCCCAATCGAGCGGCTGCGTCGTAGGCTTGCACTTTGCCTTGGGCAACCAAGACGAGGGTATCCAAGCCTTCTTCCGGCGTGACGGTAATTGAAGCCCGATAGGCGTCTTTCCGGGCAGCGCTCGCCTGTTTTTCCAATTCGTAGGCGCTTGGCTTCACGGCCTTCTGTGACTTCTTGGCCTTCGGCTTATTGGGCTCAGCCTGCTCATTGGTGTCGTGCAGACCCTGGTCGGGCGGCCCCTCACCATCGACAGGGTCGCCACCCGTCGGTAGGGCTTCAGAAGCAGTTCCCGCTTCGAACCCCCAGAACTCCCAAGACCCGTTCAGACGGATATCGCCCTCGCTCAGGCTAGCGCGCCGCTGGAAAAGTTCGATCTTGCGCATGTCCGGATAAAGCCGGTCGATCATCTCTGCGAACCACACCGGCTTGCGACTGTGGGTCGTCTTTTTCTCTCGATACAGGCTGCGCGGCTGGCTTCCTTCCAGAAGGCCAGGAAAGTCGCCGCGTTTGCCGATCAACAGGTGCTCGGTCTGGTCCCGAACCCATCGGCCCATGCCGATGTCTTCCTTGTCCCAGGTGATGACGCTGACGAACTCGAAGCCCCAAGCCCTGAGAACGGCGATGCCATCATCCATGCGGTTGCTTGGCACCCAAAGGTACAGAATCGAATCAGGGGTAAAGGGGCTTCTGTCGCCGGCGCACAACGCCTTGATCTCGTCGAGCGGCATGGGCGGGTACATCAGACCCTTGTCCTGCCCTGTCTCGTTGCTCCAGGCCTCCTGCTCCCATGGCGGGTCTGCATATCCCACGGGGAAAGCAGCCCGCGGCATCTCACCGGCGACCAGCTTCCCATGCGCCGCGATCGCGTTGATCATGCCGGTCCGGATAGCCCGTTTGGTTGCCATCTTATCGGAGCGGATTACCTTGTATTCCGACCCCACAACCTTGTCGGCGTCAAAGAGGGCGTTGACATACACCTCCTGCTCTTCGGTCCGCAGACCCTTGAGCTTGTCAAGGATGGTGCCCTTGTCATGGCGGGTGCCGCGGAGCATGCGCAGCGCCTTCTCGGAGATCTTCTCACCCCGCTCGGCATCGCGCTGGACGGCACGCTCCGACTGCCCTGTCGCCTGGGCAGTGGCGACCGTGAAACGCTTCGAATCCCCTTGCTTCAAGTCGCCAACTTGGCGACTTGCTCTGTCTCCACCATGATCCGTTTCCGGATGGCGCATCAGGTAGATTTCTTTACGCCGGAAGGTGAAAAGCGCCTTGTCGGCAGGCTTCAGCTCTGCGCGGATCAGGTTCTCGTCGATTTCCCAAAGCTCGGAATCGAGGTCATCCTCGTCATTGACGATGACGGCGATATGCTCGCGCCCAAGCTGCCGAATAGCCTCCAGGCGGTGGGCACCCGCCGTCAGCCGCACTCGGAAGTCGGGGTCGTCGAATGACTTGTCCGCGGGGCCGGTCGCAGAAATGGGCGTCCGCAGCCCAATCTGCTCGATCGAGGATTTCAGCGCCGCAACCTTGTCCAGGTCCAACTCACGAAGACGAAAGCCGACGTCGATCTGGTCCAGGCGCACGGCGACAGGCAGATCATGCCGCCCTGTCTTCATCTCGAATTCCGACTTCCACCCTTGGTCACTCATCGGCAAATCCTTCGATCATGCCGAGGGCCGCAAGGTATGTGTCGAGCACGTCCTGAAAGGCGTTGTGCTCGCTGATGTCCTTCTTTCGGATACGGATCAGGGCGCGCATCACCTTCGGGTCGTAGCCAACCGATTTCGCTTCGCCGTAGACGTCTTTGATGTCGTCGGCGATCGTCGCCTTTTCCTCTTCCAGACGCTCGACGCGCTCGATGAAGGAGCGCAACTGGTCGGCGGCAATGTTGCCGGAGTGAGCCGCACTGGCCGCCTTCATCGCGCCAAGGGTGGTTTCGGCGGTCACGCCGCTACCCGTGATCGTGACAAGGGTGTCGTCGCCTGCGGCTGCCATCTTGCCGCCTACGGCCATGGGATCAAATCCGCTCACATCAGCCTCACTTGATCTGGCCGATGCGTGCCAGCGCATCCTTGCGGGTGATCTTTTCTTCTGCCGCGTTCTGGCGGCCGGCAATGTTGCGAGCCTTCTGGATCTCCTGCCAGCGGCCGGGCTGCCATGCCCATTCCGGAAGATCGATGACCAACTGGCCAGCGCCGTTAGACCGGCGTTCCGGATCCTCGCAGGCAAGATCGATTTCCGGCGCAGTGCCGTCCGCCGGCAGCCGCAGAACAAAACAGTTCTTCAGCCCGGCGGGCTTAAACAAGCCATCCGGATTGGCGCGCAGCAGGAGCTTGCCGGTGTCCTGACCGTCGCCCTTAAGCACGTCGAGCGCTTCGCCAGCGCCAAAGGCCTTCGTGTATTCGATCGACGGGATTGTGATCTGCAAGCGCCATGCCCCGCTCTTGCCGAAGCAGACCGAGGAGATCTTGAAGGTGCCGGACTTTACCTTTGCCGGCGGCGTAATCAATGTGAATGCCATGCTGTTTCCTCCGGGAGGGTTGTGATGAACTTCAGCGTCAGACGGGGGTGTTCGGTCATGACACCCTGCGCGCGTGCGGATCGCGCCAGCAGATGCCACTCTCGATCAGGGTGCGGGTGAAGCGCTCGTAGGCGCTCTCTTCACGCAGCTGCACTCCGTCCGAAAATTCGCGCAGGTCCGCAGCATCGTAGTGCCGCGCAGTCGCCCGAAAGTTCCGCAGCGACGACCCGTGGAGGAGTTCCTCCATGCGGCGGCTGACGGGGAGAACTGAGGCGCCGGCCACTAGTGCTTGGCCTCGCCAAGTCCAGTTTCGCGCAGACTGCCCAAGGCGGATCGCAAGCCATCGATCGCAGCCTCGTCACTTTCGCCCGCCTGGATAACCACGGTCGCGCAGGCAACGAGGGCTATGTTTACTGCCGCATCCGGATCATCCGGCAGGTGCAGGCACATGGCTGCGACAATCTCAGCGTTGGATTTCGGGTGTCTGTCCATCAGCAGCCTCCCACCATCATGGCGTCGAGGCGCGCCAGGTACTGTTTGGCCGCCACGATCCGGTGGCGGATGGCCTGCTTCTCGGACGCATCGATGTGGTTGTCTTCGATCGCCAGCGCGACGGTGCGCACCACGTCGTCGAGCACGCCGTCCAACCGCAGAATGGCAGCCGCCGTGACGGCGCCGAAGCTGGTCGTCTGCTCTTCTGAAACGATCTGCTGAAGCGCGGAAAGCATGAACGGATGGCCCGTGCGCCGGTCCAGCTCCGCCGCCAGGTCAAATCGGATGAAGTTCTGACCCCACTCTTCACCGGTGGAAGCATACTTGGTGAGGGTGGAGGAGCCGACGCCAAGCGCTTCAGCCGCGCGGGAAACGCCGCCCATGGCTTCATAGGCTGCAGCCGTCGCTGCCTTGATGGCGGATGCATAGTGGTCAGAAATAACGCGCACGAAAACAGCCCCTAAATGAGGTCAAGGAAAATCAGGATGGACAAGGATTCCGTGAAGCTGGCGAGGTCGCCCGCTACGGTCGGGCCATCAACTCATGGAGGTCCACATGCTCGCAGAACAGACAAAGGAAACGGCCGGGGCGGTCCGCCAGATAGGTTCTGCCCCGGCCGAGTTGCCGCACGCAACGGGAGGAGGAGCAGCGCGCGGATCCTGGCGGACAAGCGGGAGGAGTGACCGCCGCCAGAAGGGAACGAGTTTGAGAGGCGCATCATTCGGCAGCCTCACATGGAAGGAGGCTCTCCACCGGTACGCCAGTCTCACGGCTGATAGCCACCGCGAGCCTCAGCGACGGTGTCGCTTTCCCGGCGCGTACCTTTGCGATCATCGAACGGTCGCACCGAACCTTTTCGGCCAGAAGTGCATCCGAGATTCGTCCCGCATCCATGTAGTCATTCAGTGCGCTCATAGGCACGGAAAGTGAATGTCATGAACGTGAATGTCAAGCACAATGTGAATGTGAATGCATGGAGCCCTTTCAAGGGCCGTGAGATAATCTGAAGATGGCACCCGTGAAGAAAGAACTGGCCAAGCTGGGCCGTACCTATATCGCCGAGTGGCGCGACAGTCGCGGCCTTACCCAAGAGGCGCTTGCTGAAAGGATCAGCATGTCTCGCAGCACCCTGTCGAAGATTGAAACTTCAGATTCCCCCTACACGCAGCGGACGCTCGAAGCCATCGCAGCAGTACTGAAGTGCAAACCTTCTGATCTGTTGATGCCTTATGCAGCCACGGAGCAACTTTCTCCAGAGGCCGCCCTTAGAAGCTCTCTGCTGGCGTTTGGCGTTGATCGCAGCCAGCTTGAACGCGCTACGGCCATCATCAAGACCTTCGTGCCGGCTACGGCACCCGAGGAGCAATCAGTACAAAGCCCGAGTGATGGTCAATCTCAACCCGCCAGTCGCCGCCGTGTATCAACGCCATAAGCGTTGATATCTCCGCGGCCTTCCGCTTGATGACGATTTCTGGTGGAGCCGGCGGTATCGCACCTGCAGACTCGAATAGGCCCGCAACGATTTCGTCGTTTCGAGTCTTGTACTTTTGCCTGATTTGATGACTGATCGCCACGACGGTCTCATCTGCGAGGGTACTGGAACAAGAACCTATAGTGAACAAAAGCGACCAACAGTTCAAGGCCTCAAGCGGTCAATTGCCTCCTCGCCTGCTCAACTCGTTGATTCGCGTTCGCTAAAATTCTCTCCCTTCCCAAAGCGGATCCTAGCAGAAGCTTTTATAGTTCCGGCGCAACAGTAGCGGAGCTGCAGGAGCCTCGTTCATGGCATTCACTTTTGCCTTGACGACCGTGTGAATGTGATGCACGTTATCTCCATCCGAACTCGTCGGACCTTTGATGGAGAACAACATGCGCTTCGAAAACCACAATGCCTACCCCCTTTGCCGTAACCGCCAGGAGCAGATTGCCTGCGTTGGCGAAGCCATGCGCCGCCTGGGCGAAGGCTGCACGGCCAGCGACCTGAAGAACAGTCTCGGGATCACGCAGAGCCAGCTGGAAGCTGTCGTCGATGATGCCCGCGCCTATGCCGTGGAACGCAGCACCTACCAGCGGCGATTCTCAGTGCCGGCTCAGCGCGCTGCCTGAGGCGATCCGCTTCGGTGATCGCCACGCCCGCAAGGGTAGCCCCGTGGCGACATCCGAAACGGATCGGAGGTCAATCCATGTCAGCCGTCAATTTTCTCCCCATAGAGCCCTGCGTGCGGTTTGCGTCCATGACGGATCAGCAGCTTCATCGGGAATACCGCAAGTGTCACGACGAGATCGCCACAGCCGCGCGCTGGGGTGACAGCGTTGCCCAGTACGACCAGGCGCGTGAGCTGATCGACGCAGAATTGCTCCGGCGGCGCATCGCCTTCGTCAAGGCCAACCGAGACCAGGCGCTGCCCTACATCATCGATGATCTAGGTGTCCAAACGGATCACCACGGTGTTGCCACTGATCACCAGGACGATCACACCTCTCGTCCTTACGCAATACCGGTCATCACCGGGTCAGCGAAGGCGAGCGCCGAGTGGAAGCCGTCGTGGCTTCTGCTCGTTCTCGCCACTAGCTTTGCGCTTTTGTGCCTCGGAGCAGCTGTCGCCTTGGCGGGACAGCGCGTCCTCGACATCGAGGCCTCTTATGCGGCGGAGGCGCTGGTATGAGCGCCGTGATCGTTCCGTTTCCCGGCGCCAAGCCGACGCCCTCAGCCGGCGGACAGCAGGTGCAGCGGTTCCATGCCGAGCTGCAGGCAATCGCCATCAGCATACAGACCGCCTGCCATAACCTCGGCATGCTTTCGACAACAGGCGAAGTGAATGAGGCATCGTTCAGGGCTGCTGCGGACGCACTCGAAGAGGCGCTTTTTCACACCTTGACCATGTGCGGCTGCCCCGAGGAAACCCGCCCGCTGCGGAACCTACTCAACAGTCTACGCCAGTTGCGAGATAGCCGGCAGTGAACCTCGATCTCGCCCGCACGCTTCTGCCTGACGCAAAGCACTTTGCCAGCCTCGCAAGCGAGGAATGGGCAGAATCCTATGACGTCGACGAAAAGCGGGCTGAGATTTGCATCAAGGACAACATGACGGGCGAGATCATGCCAATCGCGCACATCTTGCCAGACTGCCCCTATGACGACCGCATGCTGATGATCAAGGCGCCGCTTCTGATGCGCGCGCTACTGGTGCTGCTCAAGCGCGCCTTCAATGAGGTCCGGGCACTGAAGCAGGAGATGGAGGAGCCGCGGCCGGACCTCTCGAAGGCATGCGCTACTCTTTGCGATGACCCGAGCTTCAAGAAATTTCTGTCGGAGAAGCATGGTGCCCCCACGACCGATCGCGAGAGGTTCGTCACAAGCCTCCGCAAAGTCCTGGAGATTGAGTCTCGGACTGAGTTGAACACACACCCTGCAGCAGCAAGGCGCTTTAAGGCGCTGCTTGCCCGCTTTGAACAGTGGAAGGACGCGCGATGAGCGAGAGACAGCCGACACCTGGCGTGCATGAAAGCTTCGCAACAATTACAGACGAGAGCGGCCAAGGATCTGGCATGGGCGTTGATGCATCGGCCGCGGATGACGAGCAGGATCTCTGCCCGATCTGCCAGGTCGCGTTCCAGCCGAATGACGCCTGCGCATCCGACATCGAGCTTGGCACCTGCCACGCCGCGTGCCTGGAAGGTGCCCCCGTCGTCGATCTCGAAACGGGCGACGAGCTGCCGAATGGAAAGATCGATACCTACTTCCATAGTGCTGGGAAGTTTGAGTGGCCTCGGCAAAACGTTTCTGCCCAACTGGTACCGGGCTGCGCATCATCCCAGATCCAGGCAACGCATGACGGCCACGCGCGAGGATGGCGACAAGCGCTCGACGCTGCCGTCTATGCGACAACTTCTGCGCTCAGCGAGATGATCGTGGCAGGCTCTGGTGATCTGCAGGAAGCTCACGGAAAGGCCATTGAAGCCATCACGTCACTTTATGCAGCCACCCCAGAACCCGAGACACTGAGATTGACTCATGAAGCGGTTCGTCGTGCTGCCCGGGCAATATGGCAGACGTGGCAGTCCCATGAAGAAGCTGAGACAACGTGGGAAGACCTAGAAGCAGCAGCCGCACAGCCGCACAAATTTCCAAAACCCTATGAGGCTCACGCCCAGGCGCTGGACCAAGCGCGCGCAGCGCTGATGGCCGGCCTGTCTACCCCAGCACCCGAGACACATGTGGTCGCAGAACAAGCAGGCATAGCTGTTTTAGATTGTACTCCCGTAGGCAGAACCGAGCGCGAACAGGAGCAGAACCCATCTCCAAAGATGAATCTGCCGGGTGTCGTCGCTGCTCAGGTCCCGCCAGCGACACTATCCCCCTGTGATGCGCCTAGGATCGTCGATGAAATAGATCAACGTGTAAGCGCTCATGAGCACGATGTAAGAGAAGAACAACTTCCAGAAGGTTTCCCAGGTCACAACCTGCCAGTCCCAGAAGCACAGGATCAATATGACGGCGAGGGCGACGGTCGCAGCAACGCATATGGGACGAAGTATGGTGACGATCCGTGCAATCATGATGGCTCTCCTACACTCGGAAGCCATACAGGCATCGGCATAGCTGTCGAGCCAAGACTGGAGCTAGCGTTAACAGCCACAGCCCCCGATCCGAATGTGCAGGTCACCGACGAACTGGCGACCACGTACAAGGCAGCCTTCCGAGATGTTTTCGATCGCTGGCTCGATGATGAAAGCGGCATCCCTCAGGAAAACATCGGCCTGATCGCCACAAAAGCCGGCCTGCAGGCTGTTTTCGATGCCCTCGCAGCGGAGGGTCGGGACAATGGCTGATCGCAGAACGAAACTCTTCCCTGTCGATGCGGTCATGTCCACTGTCACCGGCATCCTCGTCTCCCAAGGTGGCATTGGCTGCGTCTACGAGGTGCTGAATTGGATGACGGGCGAGAGCGTCTACACGCACCAGATCCCGCGCATCAGCCGCGAAGCCGTTCCGGTCATGCTCTCTCTCTATCCCGACATGCAAGCCGCCATTGATGAGGCCGACCAGGTCAATGGCGACAACTGGCGAGACTGGCTTGCCACCTGGACAGGGCGCTACGGCGCGGAGATCGCCGTCCCTGTCATGAACATCGCGGAGCATGAGCGCATCGACGCGCTGTCCGAGCTGGCAGAGGTGGTTCACCCTGATCGCATCATCACCATTGGAGGCGCTCAGTCATGACCGATAAGCTTTTGCCTTGCCCATTCTGCGCCGATCCTATGGAAGACCGAGGCTATGGTGCAGTCCACATCAACGGAAAGGGATGCGGGATCGGCGATCTCGCCGTCGATCCCATCAAGTGGAACCGCCGTGACTTCTCCCCGGCAACTATTATTGCCGGCGTCTTAGCTGGGATCAGCTCGACAGCGCCGCCCCAAGATCAAAAGATGGGTGACCCCGAATGACCTTCATCCGCAAAGAGGTCATTGAGCAGTGTACGCTCTATCTTGGTGATTGCCTCGAGGTTCTGCCGTCGCTTGGCAAGGCGACCGCCATCGTCACCGATCCGCCTTATGGGATCAACCAAGCCAATGGAATGGGCGGAGGAGGCACAGACGCATCCGGGCGATATAAGCGCAAGCCGAAGACATATGCCGGCAGTTGGGACGATGTCCGCCCCAGCGAGCAGGCTTTCTCACTCCTGCTCAGTGCCGGCCACAGACACATCATATGGGGCGGCAATTACTTTGCCGATTACCTGCCGCCGTCTGGCCGCTGGCTATTCTGGGACAAGCTGAACTCCATGCCGTCCTATTCTGACGGCGAAATGGCTTGGTCCTCGCTCGATGGTAACTCGGTGAAGAAGTTCACCTACTGCAGCAATGGCCTTGCATCTAAGCGTGACGGAGAGCGGCAGCACCCAACTCAGAAGCCGGTCGCGCTGATGTCGTGGTGTCTGTCATTCCTTCCTGCCGGATCTTCCATCATGGACCCATTCATGGGCAGCGGTACCACGGGCGTAGCGTGTGTCAAAGCCGGCATGCCCTTCGTCGGCATTGAACGGGATGAGACTTACTTCGAGATCGCCTGCCAGCGCATCCGCAATGCCCACGCCCAGTCCGACTTCTTTGCAGCGCCTATGCCGACAGCTCCCGCATACGATCAGAAAAACATGTTTGGAGGTGACGAATGACCACCGACAGGAACCCATCGCCCGAAACGAGGGAGGAGGGTCTACAGAATAAGTGTGCTGCCACCGTGAAAAAAGAGGAGGCCCTATGAGCAACTCATATGTGGCTGTCAGGGCCCGAGGAGCTGAATATCTGGGGCGGGAATACCTCGGTGATGGCTTCCTGCACCAACACCTCAGCCAACAGCTTGTTCGTCTCATCAGAGACGCGAACACTCCACATCTCAAACTTCTTCCCGCCCTTCAAATATTCAGCGGCAAGATACCGGGTTATGACGCGCGCTTCGCTCTTGGCAGCTTCAAGATCTGGAAGCTCCGTGCCCTCCAAATCTTCGATGTAGTTGCGCAAGAAGTTGAGGTGAAAAAAGTATCGCTGCATCGATCACTCCATCTGCAGTCAAACAGAACAGGAGCGAGCCACAGCACCTTTATAAGGCAGGGGAACGGGCTGTCCGGTATGAGATCAAGTCACCCCCCTAACATAAGCGCTTTCAAATGTACTGCTATGACCGAAAGCGTACAGAACGTCTTGGTCCGGTGGTCCGAGACGATTCAGCTTGTCGCCATCAGGGATGGTCGATCCAAACCCCAGCGGGAAGCATCAGTTCCCACCATTACCCGCAGCCAGGGAGGCGATGGCATGATCCTGGAACAGCTGACCTTTATCCATGGATGGGAGAGAGACAATCGGAATGGCCAACGGCTGAGATGCATCCACGCGAACTGCATGCCCGGCGGCCGGGGGCGCTGCGGTTATGGCATCGCCCCGCACTCCAAGGCCACAAATGAAACATGCCAAGTCTGCAAGGCGATCAGGCTCCGTCAGCCCTCGTTGGTAGTACCTGAAGATCACACTTGCCAGCAGATCCCTCTCTGCTTCATCGGAGGCTCCAGAGATGGCACACGCGCGTTGAAACGCGGCACGAAGACTGCGCAAGTTGTTAGCGGTCATGGCAGCAGGAAAATAGGTCCATTGGTCAGACACCGGCATTCCTCCCAAAATTTGGCAATTATGTTCCTACCATACGCCTTCCTGAGCTTTTGTCCCGCTCGGTACGTTTCTTGCCAATCAGGCGCAGGGGCGCCAGCCGCAAGGCTGCTGGACGTCTTCAAGCACGACGACTTGCCGGAGGTGCCGGCATGACGACAGCGCCGCTACCTTACATCTATGCCTGGGATCGCCAGGGCCGGAAAGGACAGCCATGCGAGGTGCCGATTCGAGCGAAGGCGATGAACTCGTGTCTGGTCCAGTTCTCCGATGGCTACACCATGGTGACCAGCCGCAATGCCATCCGGAAGAACAAGGCTGGCGCGGTAATGCCCGCCGATAATGAGGTCACCCCTCCCGACGCATCCGCTCCCACTCATCAGGGGCAAGCGCGGCTTGTAGCACAGCGTCAACCTGCGGGAGGTATGACATCCACATCGGCTTTCCCTCAAACTGAATATCCTCAGGGTGGCCGTCCTGCCGACATAGAGCACGAGCCCCACGTTCACGAGCGGGCTTTCGTAGAGCTGCCATCCGACGCCTCCATCCACGGTGCCCCGAATGATAGCACAGCGCCAGCGCCCGAACATCGTACGGAGGGCAAAAATTGACCTCGCCTATTATTCCTTACTGGCCTGCAGCGATGGATCTAAAAACGGCTGCAGCCTATTGCGGCTGCTGCCCCGAGACCTTCAAGAAAGTCTGCCCGGTCAAGCCGATGAGCTACACCCAGTCTACGCGCGGCGATCGTTACCTGCGAGCCCGTCTAGACGAGTGGCTAGTCAAGATCGATCCGAACAAGCAAGATGATACCCCTAAGCGCAGGTTTGGGGACAGGCTGAATGGTGGTCAAGGTGAAGCTGGAAGGCCTTAACGTTGTCAAGGCGCGCGGGCGCTACTACGTCTATGTGCGCGCGACGGGAGAAAAGCTTCTCGCCGGGTTTGATGGGTCTCGCGACGACCTCCTAAAACGCCTGAAGATGCCAGATTTCATCGCGGCCTATAACGCTTGCCGCACCGTTCTGGAGAAGAAGCGGACTTACACTGAAGGCACTCTGGGCGCCCTCGTGTACTGGTTCGAAAACGATTGCCCCAAATACCAAAAGCTAGCTCCGGCTACCAAGGCCGACTACACCAGCGCCTTCCTTTGGCTACGCCCGGAATTCGACTATCCGATAGAAGACATAACCACTGCTGACATCTACGACATTCGCGATCGCTGCGCCAAAGAGAAGTGGCCGCGCTTCGCGGACAAGATGGTTTCCGCCCTCTCGTCCATGTTCAGCCAGGCAGTGAAGCGGCGAAAGCTGCCGTTCAATCCTGCCCTGGGGATGGACAAGGTCCACGCTGCCGATCCGAACGCCAATCGAGAGTGGTTTTCCCACGAGTGGGACTACGTGCGGGATCATGCCCCGACCTACTTGTTGACGCCGCTGCTGATCGCTCGACACGCAGGCTATCGCGGACAGACCATCGTCAAGCTACGCTGGAACGACTATGCCGTACATGCTCAGCACGGTTGGAAATGCTTTCGAAAAGTCGCGCGCAAGAACCAAGAGAACACCATGATCCCTGTGGTCGACGAGCTGCAGACGCACCTTGACGCCCTCACCCGCTCTGCTCTGGAGATCTGCACTCGGCAGGACGGGACGCCTTGGATTGATGAAAAGCAGATGCAGACAGCTGTGAGCCACTATCTTCGTGACCTAGAACGCGAGGGGCATATCGGGTCAGGCACGACGCTACACGGCTTGCGCACCACTTATGCTGCAGACCTCAGACGCCAAGGGGCAGATACTGGCGACGTCGCAGCGGCCCTTGGCGACAGGTCGGAGCGGATGGGCGCACACTACACGCGCCACGTTGAATCCGAAGCCAAAGTGATCCGAGCTTTTCAGTCCAAAAAGAAGCGGTAA